GGTGAACAAGGTGAACATGGTGAACAAAGTGAACAAGGTGAACAAGGTGAACAAAGTAAAACAAATCAAACGTGTCAAACAAACGAAAAAAATAATGAAATGCTATCAATACATGTCGATATTAAAAAAAAATTAAAATATTTTATCGATATAAAGAAAATACCAAATATTATTTTTCACGGGGTATCTGGATGTGGTAAAAACACACTTGTAAATAAGTTTATACACGATATTTATCGCGACAACAAAGAAATGATAAAAAATTATGTCATGGAGGTAAATTGTGCACACGGGAAAGGTATAAAGTTTATTCGAGACGAGTTAAAATTCTTCGCTAAAACAAATATAAACTTAAAAGACGGGGAAATATTTAAAACAATTATTTTATTAAACGCAGACAAACTAACAATAGATGCTCAGTCGGCTTTGCGTAGATGTATCGAATTGTTTAGCCACTCTACAAGATTTTTTATAATTGTCGAGGATAAATATAAATTATTAAAACCAATCTTATCTAGATTCTGTGAAATATATGTTCCAGAGCCTATTATAGATGGTAAAGTAATAAATTTACACAGCTATGCTTTATCAGAAACATATCATTTAGGGAAGTTAATAAAAAATAAAAATGATAAACTTAAAAAAGAGTTAAATAGTAGTAAAAAATATACACAAAATGATATTATTCACCTTTGTGTAAAATTATATGATAGTGGTTATAGTTGTTTAGATATTATTAACGTCATATCTAAAAGTTCGCTACACGAAAGTAAAATATATGAGTTTATGATTATATTCAATAAAATAAAAAAAGAATTTAGGAATGAGAAATTATTAATGTTATTTATATTAAATTTCTTTCTTTTTCGTAGTGACGCAACTTTAGAAAATATTTCATTTATGTAAATGGACGACTTTTCTTTGAGTAGTTTACAAGAATCTAGAAATGAGTGGTGTTCGCGATTAATTACCGTAATCACACCCTGTGTTATTGATGGCGTAAAATCTATTTTTGAAGAATCGTGGAAACTGTGTATCGAAAATGACGAGAAGACAAAATATTTAATGACATTTCAAAACTTTCTTTCAAGGGTTCCAAAATGGAATACTACTATTATTTCCCAAGAATGTTCTCGTATTAAAGAAAAAAGCAATTGTACATATATTTCTGACCTCATAACATGTGTCCATATTGTTCAACTAAAAATGTTATCATGTATGCGTGTCGGGACGAAACAAAAGAAGGTTGATGTAAATATACCATCTTTAGAAGATTTTATACACCGGATATACATTAATGTTGCTCGGAAAATATATACAAATGTATATTTATTTGAGATAGGAATATCATCGCTAAAATCGCAAAAAAATTCAAGAGAGTTGGAGATTATTATTAAAGAATGTATTTTACAAACAATTCGTGAAACAATACCAGTAGAAGAGTTGCTAAAATTATATATGAACGAAACAGTAGAAAATGCTGTTGAGGTTCATGAAAGAGAAGAGATTATTTCCCAAGAACCAATTTTTGATAAACCAGTTGCTGGTGTCATATCCAGACCTTCGTCTATTACAGAAGCAGAACGAAAAGAAGAAGCCGATACTCTTTCTAAGATCAAGGCAGCTTCTAATGCTAGTTCTAATTCTGATGCTTCAATAACTGAATCAGGGTCGGGTTCGGGAGTAAGCTTTAATATGGACAATAATCAGGTAATACCGATTGAAAATATAAGTAATGAAATACGCGACAAGTCATATAAAAACTACGACGATGAATATGATGATATAAATGGAGACGATATTTATAACGAGGACGATGAATATGACGAGGATGGTGAAAATGTGAAGTTAAATATAGGAGACAATGTTGAACTAAGCGTTGATCCATTTCCTAGCGACCAAAGCGATGGTGATGGCGAAAATGACAGTAATATCGACTTAAAAATAGAAGAAATACCAGATATTGAAGATTTTTAACGATATCAAATATTTTTAATTATTTTTATTATTCAAGCTTATTCGTAAAATCTTGTAATAGATTATTCCCTTATAAAATAAATGGACAACTTATATATTTCGGCCGGAATTGTTGCTTGTATCTTTCTTTTAGCAAAATTCATCGAAATAAGGTTTATTTCAAAACCATCAGAAGATGAAGCTACCGACTCAAAACCAATGAAGACGGCTTTTCGCGATGCTGCAATTGTGTTTGTTAGCTATATTTTAGGACATTTTATTGTAACACAGTTTAATGAGTCTCCTGTAATATTAGGATCAAAACCTGATGTGTTTACAGGTGCTCCTGGTTTTTAAGGGTTCGATACTCATATAATTCATATATAGTAAATCAATAACACATCATTGCTAAGCATCTATTATAATGATATAACCGTATATCATTATAACTTTGTATAACTTTGTATAACATTGTCTCATTAACTCATACCATATAACATGGCATTTTATCGATATTTATTATTCGGTGTGACGACTTAATCTTTTTCTTAGGAAATTCATAGTCGGCAAATAGTGGTTTTGATAATTGCATATGTGGCAAATGATTATGAACATTACGCGCAATCATTTTATATAGTTTAAAATCAGGATAACGTTCTTCGCCATTTGCCTTATATAATATATTCCTATTATGATCATCTGTTACCCATTCTACAATTAATTTGGCTAAAGGATCTTTTTTACATATCGACGCAACGTTATTCATATCATCAATAAAATAATCAAAAATAGAACACCCTAGTCTACACAAATCAAAACTGAAATTTGGTTCTAAACGCGGTTTCTTGTCATTAAAATAGGGCTCGCAATTATATTGTGTTGCAGCATCACCTGACATACTGAAACTATCACTACATATAACTTTGGATTTATATTTATAAATAGCGCGACCAAAATCAATAATTTTAAAAGTGCGGTTATATGTAGGTATGCGATAATATTTCTTATTGTAATGATAGTAAATGTACTCTTTTTGTGTATATATAAACATAATATTATTGGTATGTAAATCGTTATGTGTAAATCCGAATAACTTTTGATAGGTAATAAGAGTCATAATAATCTGCATAAGAGCCGATCTCCATTCATTTTCAGTCATTTCCTTTTCTTGCATCATAAGATAGTCAAGTGTATTGTCACACTTTTCTAACATAATTGCTGAAACCGGGAAATTTTTGATCGTTGCCCATAGTGTTTCATCATCGTCATCTATGTCATAACTTTCATCGTCGTCATCGTCATCATCGTCATCATATTCGCAGTCACTATTATCATCGCAAATATTCTCTATTTTATTACCATTTTTTTGTCTTTCTTTTTGTTTTACTTTTTCTTTTTGGTTTTCGTTATCATCTTCGGATTCTTCTTCGATATTAGACATTTTGGTATCATCAAGACATATAACGTCGTTCATATCGCAGTCACTACCCAGTCCGTCAGATTTGGTATCATTTTGACTATCGCTGGTGTAAGATGAGCGCGAAGAACATGATCTTGATGTATATGAATCATCGCTGTTGCTGTCACTATCGTTATCATAATCATCGTTTGAATATTTTTTTAATTTAATAGAGTCTGTGCCATCAGTAATACCATCGACTACAATATCGACTATATTATCGCATACAATATCGTGTAAGGGTTCAGAACAAGATATATCGACAGAAACTACACTGTCACTAGATATTGCTGTAATACTACACAAATCAGAAGAAAGATTAAATATAGAATTTAATTCAGCGTTTAATTTATTAAAATCTTCAGTAACAAGAACAGTATCGGAATCAGATATACCATCAGTTTTATCAACAATACTAATTTTTTCTTTTTTATTTCTTGTATTTTTTTTATGAGTACTTACGGGTTCATCATCTTGTTCAACATCTTTGGCATTTTTACAATGTTTATAATCATTCTCATTATCGTTATCATTATCGTTATCATTATCGTTATCGTTATCGTTATCATTATCGTCGTCATCACATTCAATATCTTCAACACTAAAAAGAACGTCCTTGTTCTTATTAAAGAATGGATTTTTTTCTAAATATTCAATATCGTCAATAACATTATAATAAAAATCTTCTTTTATTGCGTTGAAAGATCCATAAAAATTAATACCATGAATAAAATCGTGACAATTTAATACCTGACTAGATAAATATGAAAAAAAACTATCTACATATGCTGCGTTATTTCTATCATTTGCTTTTGAATGACCTTGCGTTTCGAGTTTCGATAATGTAGGAATATTTAAAACACCGCCATTAACAATATTTATATTTTCATATTTCCCAGACATGTATTTAACAGGGTCTATTAAAGGAGAAAATTTAATAAAAATAGGTTTATGTTCAATTGTCAAAGATTCATTACTGCTTTTAAAAGCGTCTACGACGGCGGCTTGTATATTATTTTTATCAATAACTCCTGACAAAGCGGATACATAAAATCGCTGGTTCAAATTTATAGAGTTATAGTTTGTATCATTCATGTTAAAATAGTTTTCATATATTGGTATGTAGTTTTTACTATTTTTTATAGAAAGTTGAGAATCTTCTAAAGAAGAATAAAAGTCACGGTTGTTTACTTTTCTATAATTTAATGAAAATGTATTTTCACCAAAAATAGGCGGATCGTCGCAAATATCCATCGGTTGTTATTTAATTATTTGATTACATATTTATATTATTTTTTAAACCAATAAATAATACAAAATACTAATTACAAAATATGCGTTATAAAATATGCGTTATAAAATTTATATTTTTTTATATAGTATAAATAAGCAAATATAGTGGCGTCATGAGTGTCGGGTTAGAATTAGCAAAATTTGACATGAGATCAATTAGTTTTAGACCTGACGAAAATAAAGGACCCGTTATTGTTCTGATTGGACGTCGTGATACAGGTAAAAGTTTTTTAGTAAAAGATTTAATGTATTATCACCAAGATATACCTATTGGTACTGTAATATCCGGCACAGAAGCGGGAAATGGGTTTTTCGGAGAGCATGTCCCTAAACTATTTATACACGATGCATACAATACCGCAATTATAGAAAATATTTTAAAACGACAAAAGGCTGTATTAAAACAGATGAAAAAAGAGATTGAAACATATAAAAGAAGCACGATTGATCCTCGTACATTTGTAGTTCTTGATGACTGTCTTTTTGATAATAAGTGGACAAAAGATGTAATGATGCGTTTACTTTTCATGAACGGGCGTCACTGGAAGATCATGTTGGTAATTACAATGCAGTATCCTCTCGGTATTCCTCCAAATCTTAGAACAAATATCGACTACGTTTTTATTTTGCGCGAACCATATATTGGAAATCGCAAAAGAATTTATGAAAACTATGCTGGTATGTTTCCCACATTTGAAAGTTTTTGTCAAGTTATGGACCAGTGTACCGAAAATTATGAATGTTTAGTAATAAATAACAATGCAAAGTCAAATAAGTTACACGACCAGATATTCTGGTATAAAGCACAAACACACGGTCCGTTTAAATTGGGGGCAAAAGAATTCTGGGAAATGTCCAAGGATATTCATTCGGATGAAGATGAAGAACAATATGATCCAGCAAATATTAAACGAAAGGGTCAAGGTCCAAAGATCAAAGTGAATAAAAATAAATGGTAACGACTTTGTAATACTTTTACAAATATTCTAGTTTATTTTTATTCTATTTTTATTCTATTTTTATACAACTAAAAAAGAGAGATAAAACTTGTCATTATTTTTTTACTATCATCTTTTGTTAATTTATTTGTATCATTTGTATCATTTGTATCATTTGTATCATTTGTATCATTTGTATTAGTTATATCATTATACGTCATTGTGTTACATATACAAGGTATATTAAAATAATTAGAAAGTAATATTGTAATGTAAATACTTTCCGGGCCTATAAGTATTTTATCGCTACCACTTTTTATTGTCATATCGTATATTTTATTTTTTAATTCCATATTATCGTAACTATAAATCGTAACAGTATCATCTATAGTATAATTTGTTTTTTTATATACGTTG